ACATAACAGAGGCAAACGACTGATAAAACAACCCTAACGGCGACCAGTTGATAATCTGCGCTGAGATATTGCCTATGCCGCTATTGAAAAATGCCTTGATGCGTTCCCAACACGTACCGAAAAAAGAGGCTATGGAATTAACTACGCCGCTGATGAAATTACTTAAATCTTGCCACAATGCTTTTGCACCACCGACTACACCATCCCAGTTTTTATAAAGCATATAAGCGGCAACACCAAGAAGTGCTAAAGCAATGCCAATAGGCGATATTAATAAAAACCTACCCAGACTCATCAGACCACTACCCAACAGTGTTGCCGCCGTTTTTACTACACCGAAAATACGGGCCAGCGCACCAATGCCTGATTTAAACCTGATAACAGTGGCAAGCCAGTCAACGCCGAGCAAGGCTTTTGCAAGCCTGAACGACACCATCAACCCGGACAACTCATTCCCGACAAAACGGAACATTAGCCCACCGACCTTCAACGCCGCGAACCCTGCCGCAAGATGCACGAGTGCGGATACAACTTCGGGATTTTTTGATGCCCAATCTGCAAAACTGTTTATAATCGGGCGGATGGTCGTCATCAGCTGATTGAGCGCGGGCAACAATACACTGCCCGCTGTGATACCGATTTCCGTCAAACTATTTTTAAAGATTTGCCAGTTGTTTGCTGTCGTGGCAGACCTGGCGGCAAACTCTTTATCCATACTGCCGATAAACGCAGGTTTACCGTCTTTTGAGGTTTTTTTGAGTTCATTGATTGATTTCTTATAGGTCTCCAACCCGCTAACCAATACCGCGACATCATCGGCATATTCCAAGCCGAACAAATCAACCAGTGCGCCCATTTGGTTTTCTTTAGGCAGTTTTCCGACCTGTTTCAAAAAGTCCATCAACGCCTGCTCGCCGTTTTCCTTGATGGCTTTCTTCAAATCTTTTGATTCCATCCCCATATTTTTCAGGGCTTTTTGGAATTTCGCTCCTTGCTTATCCGCAGTCATCAATTTGGTCAACATACCGTTAATTGCCGTACCGGCGATTTCAGGCGTTTTGCCTAGGCTGATAAACGCATTGGATAAAGAGGTCGTCTGAATTTCGGTCAATCCAAATTGTTTGGCAACGCCACCCACTCGACCGAGCGTATTAATAATATCGCCCGCCTTGGCAGGACTTGAGTTGGACAAATGATTGACTGCATCGCCCAGTTTGCCGATTTGGTCGATTGGTATTTGATAGACATTGGCAAGTTTCGCCATGCTGTCGCCTGCCTGATCGGCAGCCATGTCGAACGCTACCGACATCTTGGCGATGGTCTCTGTGAATTTAGGCAAGTCTTTGCGCGCCACGCCCAGCTGACCGCCTGATGCAGTGATTTTTGCCAGCTCTGTCCCTGCCATAGGGATAGTGCGTGTCAGGCGCAAAATGTCCTGTTCCATTTCCTTAAACTGCTTGGGCGTATCAAAATCAACGACCTTTTTGACATCTGCCATTGCCGATTCAAATTCGACGGCCAGTTTCACCGGGAATGCCACCCCCGCCACAGATCCGGCTGCTCCCCAAAATTCGTCTTTGATCGCGCGGCGGCGGTCGTAATGAGCCTGTTTCTGCTGCTGCAAATCAGCAACGAGGCTGCGTTTGCGGTTAATTTTGGCGATAGTCTGACCAAGCTGGTCATATTCGCGGCGAAGTTCACCAACCCTTTTGCGGCTCATCCGTAGAGGATTTTGCAACGTTTCGCCAAGCAGGCTTTGCCGTGCCGCCAGACCTTTGACTGTTTTATCCAAAACGTCCAAAGACGACTTGACTGATTTGATACCGGCAACTGCACCGCCGACCGATGCGCCGATGGTAATGCCTAAAGAAAAACCGCTTGCCATATGACTGCCTGCAATTTAGAATTTGTTCAAGAAAAGAAAGGGATGGTCATGTATATCAACAGCAAATATGAAACTGTGTTTGACCGCGTCAGCGACCTGGCGGCAAAAGGTCTGTTTGCCGTTTATATGTTGGGCATTGCTTGGACTGTTATAACTAATACGCCCACCGACCTTGCCGTCATGTTGCCCGTTCTGCTGCTGGCATGTTTTTTAGGGGCAATAGCTTGGTTGCTTGTCGGATTCATTCCGACATTTATTGTCGGAGTGCTGGTTGGCGGTTTATCGGCTGCAACAATATTTATTAAAGACAAAATCAAAAGCCGCACCGCGAACGGCACGGCTCTGAAATTCTAAATCCCGCCTCTTCGATAACCCGCCTTCATTTGGCGGGTTGCTTCTTTCTGCCAGTCTTCAAATTCATCCAGCGGCAGCGTATAAACCTCATCCACGCTCCAACCGAACCACCATGCCAAATCAGCAGCAGCAGACAGCAACTGCCGCTGCGCTTCAGACTTTGAAAGAGGTGGACTATTTGTCTTGGTCGGATTCCGTGAATCGGCGAAACGTTTCCTGCAACTGTTTCCAGTCCACCAAATCCAAACAATCCAAGTCTTCGGGAATCATGCCCGTCATGCGGGCAAACAGGGCCAGCTCCTGCTCCGCCTCATTCGTCAGATGCGAGACGGCGCGCAAATCACCCACACACAGACGGCGGACGGTTACCTGCTCCAACATCTGACCCGTCGCCAGTCTGACCGGATATTTCAGTTTCACAACGGTATTTACACCCAAATCTTCTTGCAACTGCTTGGCTTCATTCATTTTTCATCTCCAAAACGTTTATAAAAATAAAAAAATCACCGTATCGGTAAAGATACGGTGATTGTGTCAAAGGTCGTCTGAAACGGCTTTTAATCCGATTTAAAGATTAAGCGCCAATGTTTTTACGCATTTGGCTCAAAACGTCCTGACCGTCCACGCGGTAGATGTTTTTGAGCGCGTTGTAATACAGCACTTCGCGACCGCCGACGACTTGACGGACTTCTGTCGCCTGGTAGGTTGAGCTAAATTCCGCCTTTTCCTTCGGCTTGTAGCCGCCTAAAGCGTTTTTTGAAAACATCGCCGTTACCGTAGTTACGATGGGAACTTCTTCCGCCAAACCTGCCGCATTGAAGGTTTGCAGGTTACCGCGCACCATCAGTTGCACGGCCTTGAATGGGTTGGATGCCTTCTTCGCCACCTCGGGATAAAAGCTGTTCCAAGTAACTTCGCCTTCCAGGGCTTCGACGCCGTTTGGCAGCTTAATCGTGCCAACCATACCCAGACCGGTAAAGTCGTCCTGGCCAAACTCAAACTCAGGCAATTTAAATTCGGATGCATTACCCAAAAGGCTGTTGCCGTCGATATAGATGTTGGCATTGTAGATTGCATTGATTGCAGACATATTTCTTCCTTTTCAGACGACCTTAGTTAGCCGATACCAAATTGATAAGATACTTGCGGGTCATCACGCTGGTATTGGTAATACGCTCGGCCGGCAGTTTCGGCGTGTAGTCGTAAACGATGGGGACCTGACCTTTGCTAAACGCATCAACCAAATCGTATTCATAGTCCAAATCCACCGAGAAGCCCACAATAGATTTAAGCGTAGACATATAGGTGCGGACGCTCTCAAGCAGGCTGTCAATCAAGGCATTCGGATCGTCTGCATCAATCGGTTTGTCAACATACTGCAACTCTAAACGGCGGATAGACTCGTCAATAATGTCGCCGGTGCGTTGCGCCACCTCAAAATTTTTAATATGCGATGTAGTCGGGAAGCAGGCAAGGCGGTTACCCCACATACGATAGCCTGTACCGTAGGAATTAAATACAGTCGTAATGCCTTTTTCATTCAGACGGTTGGTTTCGGACTGTGGGTCGTCCGCACGGGCGGTCAGACCGATTTCCACGCCCGTTACGCCCAAGATCTCACGGTTGGAGATGCTGAACCAGTAGCCCTGTTCCACATCGGTTTTCATTCGCAGGCCTGCGGCGTGGGTGGCAAGGTTTTCAAGACCGAGCAAACCGACGACATATGGATAAAAGAGCTGGCAGCGGTCGGACGATGTCTGGAAATTAATCGTACCTAACGGACCACGACCTTCGAGAGCTTTGCTCAGGCTCGTACCTTGCGGAGCAGCCACATAAGCAATGGCCTTCAGCTTGCCCGCAATGACTTCCATCGCCGCGCGCACATTGGCATGGCGATCAAAATCAGGCGCAATAATGATTTTGGCGTCCGCGCCTTGGCGGTTGAACCCTTCCATCAACAGCTCTAATCCGGTCCGTTTGCCTGTAGCGGCAACGTAAGCACCAATGATGTCGGCAGCCTGAACCTTGGTCGGGTCGGTATAGGTATAACTGATTTTGGGCGAGTTAGGTTTGGTTTTGTAGGTAATCTCACCTGTCAGGGTGTTGATGGTGTAGTGCGTGTTTTCGGTCAGCGTATTGCCGCCGTCCGTCAGTGTGTAGCCGCTTTGCAGAGCAGGCTTGGCAGTTTTGGCTGTCAAGGTGTCAGGATCAACCGTCAATACTTCGTTGCTGACGCTTGTCTTATGTTTGGCGGGGTCGCAAACATTGACAACATAGGCGACACCGCTGCCGTAGCGCGTCCAAATGTGTGCGGCATCCGGCAGAGTGAAGCCTTGAGCAGTCAGCTCGCCGCCGAATTGGCCAAAGTCTTTCTTCGTTTGACATACAGTCAGCTCGTTGACCGCACCGACCGGCGCAGTGCCGACGATAGCGGTAATTGCGCCGTCAACGGTATAGACGGGATTGGAGCCGCCGTCGATGCGGATGGTCTCCGTGCCGTGATGGTAGGCTGCTGCCATGATGGATACTCCTATTTTTTAGGTTTTAAATCGGGGTTGAGGTCTTGGTCGGGGCGGCGGTAGTGGGCAGCGATGAAAAGCGGGCGTTTTTCTTTGCGGCAGACTTCGACCTGCTGGGTTTCGGTCTGCAAAACCAGCTGATACTGCCATGCACCCGCATCCTCGGCCAAAAACTCCTCGCTGATAAGGTGGCAGGGCTGGCAGTTCGGCGGTGCGAAACCAACCATAGCAAGACGTGTCTCATCCAAGATGGCCAAAGTGCCGTCATCCGCATTAAGGCTGCTGCCAAAGATGGTCAGCATCAGCCTGACATCGCGCTGCTGCGCAATACGACCGAGCTGCTCAATATCGCCAAATTTACTGCCGCCGTAGCCGACCAAGATTGCCCCGACGGGATGGATAAATTGGTATTCGGACGGACGCTCGGGGAAAGCCTCAACGCTGACCCACGGGATAGCTGCCTGCAAATGCTCTACTACCGCATCAATAATCGGACGTGTCGCGCTCATCAGTAGCCTCCCAAATCTATTTTGTCGCGCACTCGGACGTGATATGCGCCCGGCTCAGGTTGCGACGGCTTGTCCAATGTGGCGATACCGATATGGATTTTGCCGTCGCGGATAGACTCAAGTGTTTTAATCGTCGTGTTGTAGGCGGTTTCCAGCGGTTTCGGAAAGTCGGCGCGGTTGATTCGGCGGCTGTGCAAAAAATGGCGGGCAATGTTGATGCATAAAGGCTGCAACACCGTCGGCGTTTCCGCCAAAGGCAGCACATATCTGCCACGCAGGTATCCGTCCACCAAATCGCAGGCATAACGCACTGCCGCATCAATGACCTGAGCGTCGGGTTCCGTCCCGCGCGCATTGTCGTTGGTCAGTTGCACCAACTCCATTTTGCCCATCGCAGCCGTCAAATCATCCGCGCCGATATACATGGCTTACTCCGCCTCTTCGGCTGCTGCCGGTTTTTTACCGCGTTTCGGCTTTTCAACTTCGCCCGCAGTACCTGCATCATCTGACGGCGTATCTTCGGACGGTGGGGTGTCATTTTGTTGCGCATCCAGTTCTTCGCCGGTTGTCAGTGTCGGGGTAACGTGTGCCGCGACTGATTCGTACTGTTCCGGCGTTAATTCGACCGCTTCGCCAGCTTCGACGCGAAATTGGTTGCCTTGGGTGTTTTCCAAAATCAACGGAGTGTTTGCAATATAAACTTTAGCCATGATCAGCCTTTCAAGAATACTTGGATGACTTCGCCCGCCGCAGTTGCCGCAGAGCGCGCCGTACCGGCAATCTTGGCATTACCTGCCGCCTTGACTGCCGCGCCTTGCGCATCGGCTGCTACTTCATCGCCGACGGCAATCGTGCCGCCTGCCTCGACTAAGGCGATACCCAATACATCGACAGCCAACATTTCGCCCGCATCCGCATCCAAAGTAGCAGTACCCAGCACTTTCACACCGGCGGCTGCCTGTTTGCCTGCGAAATCCACAAAGCGGTTTTTGACCACCTTGCCTGATGTTTTGACCGTGGTTACCAAGACCACTTGTTTCGTTTGTGCCATTTTTCTCTCCACAGGTCGTCTGAAGCCTTTCAGACGACCTTTTACTTGTCAAGCAACCGCGTTTTCGAACAGGAAACCGCATGCACCGCCGACCACCGCCGCTTTGCGGATGTCGGTATAGCGCGCGTATTCCACCTTGCCGCCGACTTCTTCGTAGCGGTCGACTACCGGCATACCGCGACGGCGGAAGGTATAACCGAAGCTCGGCTCACCCTCGTCATTGCCACCGGAAGCCGTATGCGGACGCACAATCAGGCTGGCGAATTTGCCCCAAATATCTTGGGTGGCCTTATTGGCGGCAGGCGCAGATACCGCCTCGCCGACGATGATGTCGTCCAGCTCCAGCAGATTTTTCAGCTGCTCGACCGTGAGCAGGGACTTGCGTTCGTTTGCACCCAGCGCACCGATGAGCTTCTCGTGGCGTTTCAATGCCGCCAACACGCTTGCACCGACCACCAGCACCGACGGGCGTACACCGCAGCCGGCACGCACCGTTTCGCGGGCGGTTTCGATGTCTGCCAACGGATCAGAGTTTTTATCGCTCCATTTTTGGGTGGCGGCCAAGTCTTTGCTGAAACCGGACTGATAAGCCGATTTGTTTTGCAGGAGGGCGGCAGTTTCGATTTCCTGACGCAGCTGCACGCCCTTGACCGCACGGCGTGTTGCCTTGGTGCGCTCGTCGTACATGGATTCTGCTTGTTCGCGGTAATCCACACCGGCGGCCAAATCATGCTCTTCCAACACGACCGGCATAAAGCTTGGCGAGTCCAGCGTAATCACATTCGATGCCGCACCGACCGCACGTTCGGTCTGATACTCGACAAACGAACCCTTGCCGAACACCGGCACACGCACGCCTTCTTTTTCAGTAAACACCACCGGGAAGATTTTCTCGGCAATAAAATCCGCCTGCTTGTAGCCCAGTGCGAGATTGGTCAAAACCGGATCAAGCTGGCCGCGCAGGCCGCGCAAATGAGATGCACTCATGTTTTATCCTTTTTTAGGTCAAATGCGACGACATCGTCGCATTTG